GCGAAATACCGAAAGGTGGATCGCTCTACTCCGTTTTCTCATCCCGGGAATTCCACCCAGGAGTCAAAACAGAATCGACCTGATCCAAAATAGGTCGGCTGTTCTTGTTAGGTTCCGTGGCAACACGGCCCCTAGCAAGCTCTAGAGGCGATGTTCCAATAGGAGGTAGCGGAGGTCATTTGGCTTCCCTAATCCTGTTGCTTACAGAGCCCACAGTGGCTACGGCTACGCCGTAGGTTCTAGGATGATACAAACAGGAAATGTAGATAAAACTATCCGCAAGTAAAACTTGCAAAGCCATAAACCCCCAGCCTCCAGCCAATACCATTTTACTAGTATTGACCCGGAGCTAACGGGGTTAGAGGACTCTGAATTCCAAAGCGATAAGATTTTACCGCTTTAAGAATCCAATGAGTTCTCGCTTGGCGTTCCTTCCGTGCTCGCACTTGGTCCGACACAATGGAGAATTCACCTACTGTTCGTAAGTGAGCTTCTCCAAGCACGTGTACCAAGTCTTCCGGACGACCTTCGTCGTTGCGGAAATCCTCGATCACCCGATCTAAGAAACGCTTTCTTGCGAAGGCGAGTCTTTGACCAGGAGGGACGAGGAGCGAGTCTCTTACGGCTCTAAACACATACACGCTCCAAAGAATTGGAACGAGCAGTATGCTTTGAGCCGCTAGGAGTCCACATGGCCCAATAAAGGTCATGATTTCTCCCCAATGAGGACCCGATGGATAACGTCGGCTTACCTCCTTCACTGCTTTACGCAGTGAGGAAATCCAGTTCACTGGATTAACGTTGGCCCGCATGGTTCCCCATGTATATCATGTGAGATGTAAATACAAATCAATGATATTCATGGTTGGCCCTGCGGTCCCAGCATCCACTTGCGCGGACAATTGGCGAGGGGTGATTGCAACGAGTGAAAACATTCGTTCAATTCCGCCCCACCAAGGGTATCCGCTGCAAGTTAATGTCATCATCATGTTCAATACCAATTTAGGTAACTTCCCGATTTGGGTATCAGCCCAATTCAGGAAAGGAACCTTTAGTAGGTACTGAACAGCGATGATGAAACTGACTGGGGAAATCTTAAGACCTCGTTTCTTTATCCAAAGAACGAGATCCGGAAGATCTTGTGGATATTGATAAATACCCACCACCAGGCGTATAGGGATACCTGAGAGATCACCTTCCGGGCTTACTACCCGTTTGGCGAACTCAAAGACTCCCTTATGGGAAATCAATGATTTATTCATTGAGATCTCTACGCCCAACGCCTTCATCAGCTCCAGGTAAGCGTGTGCCACTGCTGAATCAGCAATGACCACATCATCACCGAGAACTCGGTATGAAGCGAACCAGGACTGGTGACCACACTCAAAGGCCGCTAACTGAATTAATGCATGATGCACTAATGCCAGAAGGGCCCATGAGGAGTAAGCTCCCATGGGCTGGCCGACTCCATACACGACCGATTCTTCCGGGATTCAAACCCCGGGAATGGAATTGGGAGTCTGCCAAGGACGAAAGGTTAACAGCGTTTTCCAACGCTGAGCTCCTTCCGAACCTAGCAGATACTCTAGTACGGCAGTGTAAAGGAAAATCGGAATACGATCTGTAGCCGAGGAAAGGTCGAAAGACCAGACCGACTTCAAGCCGTTCGCTTCGAGATATTCTCGAAACGTTTCGACTGACGCGTCTTGATCAAAAGTTCCATCCTGAGGAATCGCCTTAAGGATTTCGAAAACCGCAAAGTGGAGAGGGCGCAGTAAATACTGTGTCCAATAATCCACAATTGCAAATAATCGAATCTTACCGGCGGCTTCCTCTTTGATGGAAAGTCTCGAAGGCAAGTTTCTTCGGATTCCGTTCCGCCATGGATACAATATCCACGCGTAGATTGGAACTAAAAAGTCCAATCCGGATCCCTTATAAACTTCCTTAGAGAACAGTTTCATAAAGGCCCAAAGGTCTTTATGAAAGAAATAGATCAAGCACGCCTCAACAGGAGCCATCAGGGCCGATAAAGCCCCTTGGGAACCCGCAGAGAGATTCAACCACAAACGTGGTCGTTTCAAACTGAAGGCAACCGATGGAATCCAGTTGAAGAAGTGGGCTTGGATGAAGGACGTGAATCGAATCAGGATAGTAATATCCGATCCGACAAACCCTTCCGTAATGGAATGGAGTTTGAGCGTCCCCGGAATCCAGATCAACCGATAAATCCCTAACACCGTCATAATGAGACGAGTTGGAACGACCAAGCCAGATCGCAGAGACCCTCTAAGTTTAGGTGGCACAATCGACGGAATTCCGTGCGAAAGTGACACTTTGACCGAGGACTCTGACGCTCTAGCCTTCTGCCCAGATAAGAACTGGTTCATCAATCGCGAACTCTCTTTGAGATAAGCGACGGTGAATTCAGGTCCGTTCCGGGCCATTAGGAAATGGATTCTCGAAACCATCTGCTCAAAGAGCAGACGGTCCGAGGCCATAGCACCTAGCAAGAGCGCTACAAAGGAAATTATCCGATGTAGTCGCCGTTCAGCGAAAAGCCAGCTTGTGAATTTCATATTGAATTTCATAAGTTTGAGTAGGCGCCGGTGTTACCCAGCGGTCTCCTAGCTTGGGGGACTTGCTGGATCAGTTCCAACCAAGACACTTCAATTAAGAGGGGTCCCAGTCAGATGAAGCCTTTAGGAGGC